CAAGAACAAGAACAAGAACAAGAACAAGAACAAGAACAATTAAAAAAAATCATTGAATTAATTTCACAAAACAAACAACTTGCAAATAATTTAATATTAACGACGATGAAAACAAATTATAATAATGAAGAATATTGGAAATACATTATTAAATTATTTCCATTAACTGATGATTTTATATTAGATAATTTAGATAAAATAAATATGAATTATATTTTAAAATATCAAATGTTATCGGAAGATATTATTAATAATAATACAAAATTTCTGAAATATATTATTGATAATGATTTAGTAAATACATTAATTACTTATCAAAAAGTAAATGAATCAACTTTATGTTATTTAATTACGGATGGTTTTATTGATAGTAATTTTTGGGATTTAATATGTACTCATCAAAAATTATCTGGTAATTTTATTAAATCATATGATGATCATATTAATTGGACTGCAATATCAACACATCAAGATTTAAATATGGAAATAATAACGGATTATTTAGATAAAATTGACTGGAATAGTATACCATTAAATATTACATCTGGATTATTAATTAATGATAATACATTGAGATTGTATGAAAAATATCCAATTTGGAATAATATTGCATATTTACGAAATGTATCAACAAACAAGATATTTGATTATTTTGATAGATTTGACATGATAAGTGTTTATGGTATATTAAAATTAAGACAATTATCTGAAAAACAAATTGAAATTATTATTAGTAAATATTATGATAGTGATAATATATGGAAATTAATAAGTGAACATCAAACTATTAATGAAAATATATTGGAAAAATATCAAGATAAATTAGATTGGTTTCATATTTCTGAAAATTATGATTTTTCTGTGTTGGAAATTATTAAATACAATAGTAAGATAGATTATTTGAGATTATCATATAATGATAATTTTATAACTGAATGGATAGAATTGATAAAAACAAGTGGGAAAATAAATATGATTGATAAAAAATATTTATTAGAAAATGATATAGTTGATTCAAAATCATTTAATTAATCAGATAATTTTTATTTATAATTATCTGACTAATATTATGAATTCTTATCGAGAAGTTTATAAAAAATTAATGGATGAAATATTAATACATAGAAACCGTAATCTCGAAATGGAAGATATAATTTTTTTATTTTCCAGTTCAAAAGCAAAAATTGAAAGAATTATTAATAAAAAAAATAAAAATGACGCAAAACAAGATTTAATTAATGATAATAAAAAATTAAAAATATTTGGTTATAATCTTTATGAAGATTTTTATAAATTAATATCAAATGCTTCTTTTTTATATCAAATACAAAAATTGTATGAAGAATATAAATCACTTGATAAATCTTTAGAAGATATAAGTAAATCAGTAAAAGAAAAAGATAATATAAAAAAAATGTATGGCATTAAAATAAATCCATTTCGTGAGGTTTTTGCACAATTTATTAATTCAATTGATAAAATATATGATAATACAGAAAAAAATGAAAAAATTATTCCTATAAAAAATCAAACAGAATTTAGAAAATATGTATTAAATGGATTGTATAAAAATGACAACTCAGATATTTTAATTTCAAAAATGATATTAAGTTTATATTTAGAAGCATGTATACATCAATATCATAATTTACTAGAACATGTTAAAAATGCTTATGAATTATCAATAACGTTTGGAGATATAACAGATTTATTGAAACTCAAAGATAAACTTAGATCATGGATTCAATATCGTGTAATTATATTAAAACAAGTAAGTAAACAAATTATACAAAAACAGGCATATATGTATAAAAGTGACATGACTATTACACACAACTTAACTGAATTTGATTGTTTAGATTTATCATATTATTATGAAAAAATTGAAATCGAAAAAATAAAATGCTTATGTAGATGTCGTACAGAATATTTTTATAAAAATAAAGATACGATGTTAAAAGAAATTGATGATTTTTTCAATGGTAATAAAACACTAAACATTAAATTACTTAATGATATTCCAATTACAAATCGAGATACTATTGAATATACTATATTTCAGGCAATACATGCATATGATCAAATAATAAATGAATTAGTACATACTCGATACAAATATTTGGTTAATATGAGAGAAATGTTAAGTAATCAAGATATTAATTATGAAAAAATACCAAATATTATTCAAACATTACAGCAATATTTGAATTATCCATTAACATTTCAACATAAAACTAATAATATCGATAAATTACATTTATTATTATCTGAAAACACAAATAAAGTATTATTAATGAAATATTTAAAATTATTGTCATTATACAAATATTTGGATAAAAATGGTTTTGATATTGCAAATAAACCAAGTAATCCAAAAACAAATATTTATGAAAAAATATCTTCACACGAATATAATGATTTTAAGTGGGATAAAATGGATAATCCTATTAATATTGAACAAATGCAATACATATTAATGAAAATAAATGAAACACGAAATGAAATGTCATCATATCTACCAGATGATTTAATGAATTTATCAATTAGAATAAAACATTATCTAAAAGAAATATTAAAAAATATATTTAATGATCCTATGAATACATTGACAAATGAATATCAAATTAAAATGGACAAAAATAAAATTGATATGAAATATAGTGATTTTTCAATACATTTAAATGGTATTAATACAATCAATGAAATTAACTTAAATGATGGTTTATCATATGGCTTTAATAAATTATTTATTGATAATATTAATGATGATCAACAAGATATAAATGATAAAATAAAAAATTATAATGAAAAAAAAAATTTTATAGTAATCTTAAGAGATTCAATAAAAAACAATATAGATAAGATATTTATAAATATCGATTTATTACAAAATGCATATATTGAAATGAAAAAGTTAATTGATAAAACAAACACAAATGATTGGACAACTGGTAATACATATAAAGATGATTCCAATACAAATATTAATGATGAAAATAAAATTGATTATAATTTAATTAAAGCAAAAGATGGAACATCTAATATTCACAAACGATTATCACAATTAAATAGCAAATTAAAAAATATTTATGGTGAAATAAAAAATAGTTATGATGAAATAAAAACGTGGTTAGTTCAAATAAATGGATTAATTTTGTCATTGCCAGGACAATTAAATGATATTAATAGTAGTTCAATAAGTTTAAAACATAAAATAGATAATTTAGTAAACCAAAAAACAGCAGAAAAAGGTACAACTGATATTAAAATTAATAGTTTAACCATAAAAATTACAAATTTAACTACAAAAATTACTGAAAAACAAAAAAAATTGGCTAAAGAAAAAAGAACAAATCATATTTTTAAAAAACGTGTAGATGATTTAAATTCAGAAATATCCACACTTACAATATATAAAGCAAATGCAGAGAATGAAAAAATGAATGAAACTAAAAAAGAAACACAACTTACTAAAGAAATTAATTACTTAACCAATATTGATTTATCTAATACCTTAAAGAATTGTTTAAATTACTATACTACTAATCAAACAAATGTTACAAATTTATTAACAAAATATCAACAATTAGAGGATACTATAAAAAATACAAGTCTTTTTGACACAGGATGTACACAATTAATTAGTAGTATTAATAATGTTTTTCGAAATATGCAACTTTTTATAGCAAGTTTTATAAAAAAAGATAGTATTGATTTTAAAATAGATGATCATAAAGATTTTGAATTACATCGAATTAAAGTTGGAATGTATGGTTTATTAGATTTAGCTATGCAAAATTTTGATGGAAAAAGAAATAATTCATATAATAATACATATTTAGGATATTTTCATAGTCATAAATCATTTGCTTTTGCAAACGGAATTGCACAATTATTTAAAAATTTTAGAAACCAGCCTCATAATTACGATGGTATTAAAATAGATTTAAATATAGATTTAAAAACACCAGGACTTGATAAAACTTTAATTAACGATATAATACCAATTAATAGATATAAAGTTGTATTTGAAAATGAATATGAATTATTTTCCATTAAAAATAGTTTTATTGATAAATATTATAATTTTGTTACACCAACAGAATATTGTTTTGGGGTATATCAAATAATTGACTATTTGAATAAAGATTTAGTTTTTAATATTGGTGATAAATTATATGATTATTTTGTTTCATTAAATGAAATAGAAAAATTACCATCTATTGAATTTATTGTTGATTATTTAAAATCCAAACAATATTTAAAGTCGGATGGTAATAATTTTCCAAACACTATAAATTATCAATTATATGGCCAACAATATGAAAATTTGAAGGTTGATATAAATCCAGATTTTAAAAAAATATTAGATGACATATATACACTAAATATTGTAGAATTAGATCCAGATATAAAAATAAATAAATTTCATTCAAACAATCATATATTTTTTAACATACATAAAATATTTGAATTAATTGATCGATTTAGTGAATATGAATTTATAACATTTTTCTTTAAAACAGTACGTAATACAAATGTTATGATAAATCCAAATATATCCAGCTTTATACATACTCATATACCTTATGACGATTTATATTATTATCGCCAACATATTGATATGATTTATGAACCTACTAGAGATCATATACACGAACCATATTATTGTAGTTATTTTTCATTAGGTAGTATGTGTGGATTTGGAGAAACACATCCAAGAATTAATGAATTTTCTAACAAAGGTAATGAATTGATGGTTAACATTATTGAATTTACAAATGGAAAATTATAAATTTATAATATATTTGTTCAATTAAAAATATTATAAATTAGTTTTTTCAATACAAAGTCGTATTATAATAAAACAATGATATCTGTTAAGATTTTGTATATTTGTTTATTCTGCACAATTGATGGAATCATATTTACTAGATGTTCACTGTCGGTATCATCAACTAAATCAAATGCATCTAATATATTGTATATACCATTATTATTACATTGTACACTATATAATTTACACAATGGACATATTAATTCGGTTGTTTCTGTATCATCTTGTTCAGATTTAGTATATTTATCGTTGTCATCTTTAAATGGTATATTTGATGGTTTTTTACAACCATCACATATAAATACTGTATTTGTGTAATAAAATTGTTTACCAAAATATAATACTCTATTTATGCAAGTATTATACATTATGTCGTTTATAACATATGTACCACCATGTACTTTGTATCCATAGTGAAAACACAAATAAAATCCAATTATGGTAACTAATTTTTTAAATTCTATTTGGTTTGTTTGAATTATAGCATTTTCATCAAAATGATCACTAAGTATTTTCATACTATTTTTAATATCTGTCTGGTTACACCTAATATCAAAAATGTAATCTAATATTAACTCTAAAATATGTTGCTTTGGATTAGTATGCATAATCGGTTTGGTTGGTCTATATATTTTATGATAATTAAAAATATATGCACTGTATAATAAATGTTTAATCCAATCAAATTTTTTATATTTTATAGCGTATTGCATTAAAAATTCCATAAAATCACCAACCATTTCTTCATTTAAAGCAGACCAATTAGGAAAAGTATTATTATCACTTAACCAACCATTTTTATATGCATAGTATTTATAAAATTTATTATTTATCACATTATGACTTACGTCTTTGTTTGATTCTCTATCTGCACATACTAAAAATGTATATAATGAATCTGCTATCCAAGCACTTACTTTAGTAGCGTCATCTAATACTTTACCGTCTATTTTTGTAAAATAATTAATCGAAACATTTAATTTTCTAAATCTAGTAATTTCATCATAATGTACCCACCACGCATCTCTAAAATTAATATTTTGATTATATGGTTTTATAAATTCTATTATTGGTTTCGATTGTAATTCAAGAAAATTCGTACCGAGATCATTAAATATCATTGATAAAACTGAATATACTGCAAATTTAAAATTATACGTATACAATGCATTTGGATCTGTAGTAGTATATGTAGTTTTTGGTATGGTACTATCTAATATACCTGCACGGACATCTGTCCAATCTTTATATGGACATAACCATTTTTGTTTATACGATAATTTATTATAAAATTCATTTACATCTGCAAGATTTAGTGAATAATCATCTGATAAACCATGTGATGATTTAAAAGAATTTAAATCATCTATCGTAAATTCAGTTTTATTTTTCTCATACTTAATGTAATACATATTGTTATAAAATAAATCATGTTCATAATTTATTTCTAATACACCTGGTCCAAACATTTGTACCTCGTGTGATCCGTCATATAAATCTAAATTTACTAGTTCACCAGCAAATTTTACATATGATTTTGCAGTATCGCTTTCTTTAAAGAATCGTGTAAATCCTAATTTATTTTTTTTTCCATCAGATAGTTCATATTTATAAGATTTATAAAAACTATTAAAAGTTGTATGGATAAAATGTTCATAATTTTTTCTATAATTAGAATTATTTAAATAATTTTTAAATAAGTGCTTATAAAAATCAACATTATTTATATACCGAAAATTTAATTTTTCGTCAGATGGAAATTGATTTAATTCTTCTTTTATTGTTTCCATTGTATTCTTGTCAAAATATTCGGTCATACGATCTTTAATAAGTATAGCTAAACCAATAAACAAATAACCCATATATGTATGATAATGATCATCTTTTTCAATTTTAAAAAACCAGTCAATTTTATTATACAAATTTAATTTATTAGGTTCATCATTTTTAATTAATTTAAATAAATTATTTTTCACGGTTGTTATTATACAACATATTGTGAATATTTCACTCATTTCTTTTATTTCTTTATGTTTAAAACACATACATAATATCTGTAAATCATATACATATTTAATGTTGGAAAATTTCATAATTTCATCAAAATACACATTTATTTCATCAAAATACATATTTATTTGATCTTTATCAATTATGTCTTGTTTTATTTTATTAAATTCATCCATGCAATCCATATTTTTTGGTTTGACATTGTCATTAAAATGATAAATTAAATTATCTTTATAAACAGTATATTTATAAATATCATAAAATGTGTCATAGATACAATAATTATCATCTATATTATTAGGATCATATAAAGGAAGATAAAATCCATCACATGTTCGTCCAGTTCTTCCTTTTCTCTGTATAACTGAATTACTGTTTATGTATTTAACACCGTGGATTATGTGATCTTTATCATCTGGTAGTTTTTTGTAACTATTTCCTATTTGAAGACCATTGTCAATTACTAACACAATATCTTTTAATGTTATAGATGATTCACAATAATTTGTTGCCAAAACTATTACACGTTTATTAGGATTACTTCCGTAATTTTCTATTATATTAAGTTGTTGACGTTCATATTGTTGTTCATCTCCATGTCTAGAATATAATGTAGCAACCTCGTATTTTTTTGACAATTTTCTTTCTAATTCTTTTATTAAATTTATTTTATGGATAAATACTAAAAATGGTTTATAACCGTATTTAAATATATTATTATTATGATAATTGATTACGCTTGCTATTTTATTAATATCTTTATTTTTTTTTATATCTAATATGTGATTTTCTTTAGGTTTTAATATTTTTACTTCATATTTTGCAGTTTCATCCGCAGTTTTTGATGTAAAATGATATCTACATATATTATTATATGAATTATTAAAATTCAAATCTTCTAAATTTAAATATTGATTTGCACTGACTAGTAATATTTTTGTATTTTCAAGTCTTTTTAAAAATTCTAATATTAATATTGTGTCAAAATTTATTTCATGAACTTCATCTATCATAATATATTTAAAATTATGATCATGACGTGGATTTCCATTTTTATCAAAATATTTTGCTAAATAATAACCAGGTGTCATAAATATTAATTTATGATAAGGTTCTATTTTTTTATGATCATTTTTTGTTCCATATGAAACAACATAATGACCTAATGCATTTCTATATATATTTGCATTAGAACGTACTAAATGTTGTTTTGGAAGTAAAATTGCTACTTTATCATTAGGTGATGTTTGTATTTGTAAGAGATTGTATAAAATCATAGGTAAACATAATGTTTTTCCCGTACCGGTATCACTTGTAAAATATATTATTTTTTTATTTAACATGTGAAACATATATAAAAAATTCTCCATACTACTCGATGAACACAAATTTTGTTTGATAATTATATCATTATGAATACCTCTTAAAACCAAATCGACATTTTGGTTGTGCTCATTTTTATTGGATTCATCATATTTAATGCCGCATTTTAATAAATTTGCACTAAAATTAATTGGATCGATTTGTATTGATTTTATATCATCTTCTTTTACAATTAATTTTGTTTGCCAATCTGGAATTGTTGTAAGTGATGATAATTTTTCTTCCAAACTAATAATTTGTTTAGTAGATGGTTCTACTGGTTCTATTGCATCAACTGGTCCAGTTGATGCAACTGGACCAGTTGATGCAACTGGTCCAATGGATGCTACTTGTCCAGTTGATGCAATCGGTTCAACTTGTAGGTGTATAAATGGTCTAAATATTTTATCGATATCCACCTTCCAAAACATATTTAAATATTTTTTACTTATACAATTTTTACAATAATAATTTTGATTGTATCTTTGTAATAGTTCTTCCCAAAATTGTACTAAATATGTATCATGATGTATTCCACAATTATCACAATTTCCATTATACTTTTTAAGGATATAATTATTAATCTCTTCGCTTATAATTTTTCTAACACAACTCATACAACAAGAATATGTATCACTATTTACATTTTCAAATATGAAATATGGAGGTGGATGGGTTAAATGGGAAGTAAGCCTTACTCCGTTATCATAAAAAATGTTGTTATGACATAAATAATGTACACCTCCCAACATTGTATTTATTTTTTTTTTTAAATTTAAATATTTAGATTTGGCTGAAATATATTTTTCCATAGACATTTATATTTTTTGTTATATTCTATACAAATAAAATTATTATTGATAATACAATTTAATACTTATATATTTATTGTGTTTGTTGAATGAAAAAAGAAATATAAACATAATGATCATTATATTATACATACATGGATTATTATTACAGAAATAATGAATATTTAGAATATCATCGTATTGGTAAAGAAATTCACAAAAAAATAGCAGACAAATTATTTTTAAATAAAGATTTAACTGGATATTCGATTTTTAAATTGGCAACTGAAATTGATGTAAATTTAATTATATTTGGTAGAGAATATTCAAATTTAGAAATAATAAGTGGATTCCCAACAGGAGTAAATATTAATGAAGTAGTTGCACATTATTCGCCAAATAAACAAGACAAAACAGTTTTAAAAACAGGTGATGTAGTAAAAATAGATTATGGAGTTTGTGTAAATGGAATTATATATGATGCCGCATATACTGTATATGTTGGAAAAAATAAAGAAAATGATCCAATATATGAAACAAAGATGAGATTAATTGAAGCATCTAAAGAAGCATTTGAAGAAGCAAAAAAAATGATGCGACCAGATCAATTAGTTGGTGAAATTGGTGGAAAAATAAATGAAGTAGTAGTATCATATGGATTTAACACGATTAATGATATATGTGGTCATCAAATTAAACCATATGAAATTCATTCGGGATTAGTGATACCAAATTATAATTGTGATAATATATTACCTCCAAAGATGAAACGAATTCTAGGGGATTCATTTTATGCAATAGAACCATATGCATCGACTGGTTCAGGAGAAGTTTATTATTCGGATGAAATACCATGTAATCATTATATTTTAAATTATCATAAATATGATTGGCAATATGTTGAAAATAAAATCAATGAACGTGGACATAATATAGATTATTTGAAGAAATTTAGAACATTATGTTTTACACCAAAATGGATTGGAAAATCAGATGCTGAATTTTTGGAGACATTTCCATTATTAGATCCATATTATACAAAACAACCAGTTATTATAGAAAAATCTGGCGGTTTAACGTCTCAATATGAAGAAACTATATATGTTAAATAAAAAATTGATATATTTATAGACTAATATGTTTTAATATAAATTTTAATATAAAAAACTATATTAAAATCTATGGGTATTAAAGGATTATTCAAATTTATTAAAAAATATGCACCTAGTGCAGTTAATGAAATAACAGTATCAGATTTAAAAAATAAGACAATTGCATTTGATACTAGTATATTAATATATCAATTTGTTATTGCAATTAGAAATAGTGGCGATGATTTAGTAAATAAACATGGTGATATGACATCTCATATTCATGCAATAATTATGAAAACATTGTCATTTTTAAAGAAAAAAATAAATCCAATATATGTTTTTGATGGGAAACCACCTGCTATAAAATTTGATACATTAAAGGAACGTGTCAAAAGTAGACAAAGTGCAATTGAAAGTTTAGAAAGTAATATTGAAATTGATAAAGAAACAAAAATCAAATTATTAAAACAAAGTGTTGTCATTACAAATAAACAAATGGAAGAATGCAAAGAAATTTTAAAATTAATTGGAATTCCTGTTATTCAAGCTGATCAAGAAGCAGATTCACAATGCGCATATTTATCAAAAAATAATATAGTAGACGCAATTGCATCTGAAGATATGGATTTATTAACATTTGGGACAAAAGTATTATTAAGAAATATAAATAGCAACAATGTGATTGAAATTAAGTTAGCAAATATATTAAATGAATGTAATATAACATATGATCAATTTATAGATTTATGTATAATGTTAGGGTGTGATTATTGTCCAACAATAGAAGGAATTGGGATGCATAAAGCATATAAATTGATTAAAGATTATGGTAATTTGGATATTATAGTAAATAGTGACAGTATCAAAAAAAAAATTTATATTTCAGATGAATTCATACAAAGATATTTAGTTGCACGTGAATATTTTAAAAATCCTCCTGTTAATGATAATATTGGAGAAATTTTATGGAATGTAACAAAAACAGATGAATTAAAGGAATTATTAATTAACAAATATTCATATAGTGAAACAACATTGAATAAATTATTGTTTCGTCCATTAAGTGGCGGATATTATAGAATTTTATCAGGTAAAAATTATGAACAATTATTAAAACAAATACATGTCGAAAATGAAATTGAATCATATCTATCTGATTTAAAAATTCCCCATGATGATTATATTGATTTTGATGATTTCGAAGATCAATTTTTAGATGATGATAATAATAATAAAATCTTTTTTGAAATATAGGGCAAATTTAAAAATAATATATTATATTAATTTATACGGTAAAAATTAGAGTGATTAACAATCATACTTTAAATATAAATTCAGAAATATCATATTATAATGATGAAATATATAATAGTTATATAAATGTGCAATTTGTCATGATATGTTTTTAGAAAATTTAGGTGAAAATATAATTAAAATAAATTGTGAACATATTTATCATGAAAATTGTATTAATATGTGGTTTTCTAATAGTAAAGAAAAAAGTTGTCCAATTTGTAGAAAAAAGTTATTTTGTGAATACAATGTTAAACCATATTTATTATTACAGCACAATAGATTATGTGATGTAATAATAAATATGGTTTACGGCATATAGTAATATTGATTATTCATGTGATATGTGTGGAATATATGTAAATTTTCGAAGATATCATTTAAAAAAATAAAAATTATGATTTATGTTTAAAGTGTTATCAATATTTGTATAATGCATATACAAAGAAAATTAAAATTCCTGCAAATTTTTTATCTATAATTGATAAAAAATTTAAACCACAAAATTATGTATATTATGAACCAGTTAAATACAATTTAACTATCGAATTTGAACAACTAAGTTTAGTATCTTTTGTGATTAATAATCATATCATTAAAACAAAAGATTCAATTGAATTATATGATTGTATATTAAATAATGTCAAATTACAATCAAAATTTATCAAAATAAATAATTGTAAAATTGAAACAAATGTACAATATGAATCAATACGATTAATAATTGATAATAAAGAACATAATTTCGAAAATATATCTATAATTGAAACGATATTAACATACAAAAATTATTTATTAGATAACAAAAATATAATATTTTTTTCAAATATTATTGGTGTTATATCGTGTAATACATATTGCATCTATAATTGGAGGAATAAGTTCTTTATTATATTGTGTTTATTCAATAATTAAAATAGTAATATTTATATAGTAAAAATAAATATGTAATTTAATAATATACATATGTCACAAAATTCAAATGATATAAAAATTTCGGACAACGATTTATCAAATATTATAGATCATTTAGTATATTGTAAATTTGGTGGAAAATGTAGTGATGAAGTAAAATTTTTTTCAAATGAATTAGCTTTACCATTACATACATATAATAACATGTTAATGGATAAACAAAATAAAAAATTAAATGTATTACCAAACAAAAGTATAGGTAGTTTTTCTTTGTATGATGGTAAATATCAACAAAATAAATGATTTAATTACAATTATTATTTAATAAATTATTAAATAATAATTTATTCAATGGTTTTTATTGAATGATTTATTTATTTGTTATTGATCAATGGTTTTTATTGAATGATTTATTTATTTGAAAATTAGTTCGCAAAAGTTAATTATATGTTTCATTAATAAAGTTATCCAAATTATTTTTTATACCATCAAGTTGCAAAAAATTGAATATTATAAATTATACATATTATAATTTATAATATTTAATAATAGTATAAAATGTATTACGAATATACGGAAAATTGTACAAATTCTCAACTAATGTTAAGTAATTTTGTATCTATTATTGAAAAATTTTATGATAAACCATTAATACTTGTTTTTTCAAATCCAACATGTGCTCCATGTAAACAATTATCAAATAATTTTAAGTCAATATTTAATGGATTCTCAAAAGAACAAAAAGTTTTATGCCCTAATATAATTAAATTAAATGCAGAACTATTATGTGATAATGATTTAGATTATATTAATAAGTATCCAACAACATTTTTAATATCTGAAAACACTTTAAAAAATATAGATATAAATAAACCACTGATGGAACAAATAAAAGACATTGATAAAATCATTGGTTTGCCTCAACAAAGTTTTTATGATGAAAATAATTTAACTGTTGATTTTTAAGATAAAAAATTTTATGTTCTATTAAAAAATCTCAGATATTTTTTTATATTTTGGTTATGTAATGATGTATTATATTTTTATTAAAAAAATAAAACTATATTATAATATAATTATAAATGTTAAACTATGATATTACTGTAGGAAATAACACACTAAATGATTCAACAATACATATACATAACACAGAAATTGAAAGATATACTGTTGATCTAATAAAATCAATTTTATCTGGATTATATGATGATATTTTATTTGGACCTGATGAAGATTTTGATGTATTATTCCAAAATAATGATAATGAAAAAATGGATGAAGATGAAAATGAAAATGAAGATGAAAATGAAAATGAAGATGAAAATGAAAATGAAAATGAAAATGAAAATGAAAATGAAAATGAAAATGAAAATGAAAATGAAAATGAAAATGAAAATGAAAATGAAAATGAAAATGAAAATGAAAATGAAAATGAAA